ACTTCAAACAAAGCCCCCTTTAAAAATGTTTCGGAAAGGGCAAAAATACATACAAAAATAAGAAAAAATCTGAAAGGCGGTGAGAGTATGGCAAATTCAGCAGTACCAATATCTTTGCGAGTTATAGACGGGTCAAAACCGAAGCGAAGTAACGAAGAAATTAGGCGCAGAAAAGAGAACGAAAAAGCACTAAAAGTTGCAAAAGATAAGCTGAAACCACCTAGCTGGTTAGGCAAAATTGCAAAAAAAGAATTTAAGTACATTGTGGAAGAAACACAATCAATCGAATTGTTGACAAACCTAGATGTGCATTCGTTAGCGGTGTATGCAAATGTTTATGAACAGTATGTACTGTGTAATCAGAGATTGCTGGAAGACGGAATCATCGTAGAAGCGAACAAAGCATCGGAAACGGTGACTGCTGCGCATCCATTATTTGTGAAGCAAGCGCAGTTATTCGACCAATTACGCAAGATGCAAGCTGACCTAGGGTTATCACCATCATCTAGAGCGAAACTAGCCTTACACGCAGCCTTGACATCGGACAAATCCAAAGAAGAGGAGGAGTTCGATAACGTATGAGTGGCTTAAAAGAGATGCTAGAGCAATATAGCAAGAGAGCGATAGAATCCGACCACGAACATTGTAAAAAGGCAAAATGGGCGTATATGCGCTTCCTACGAGATATTGAACGTGAGAATACGGATGAGTTTCCTTATGTGTTTGATGAAGAAAAAGCATTACGATTCTTACGATGGATGACGAATTTTAAACATAGCAAAGGAGTGTTAGCAGGTCAGAATATCGACCCTGCACCAATTCAAATGTTTATATTCGGTAACATTTACGGATGGGTGCATCGAGATACGAATTATAGACGATTTAGAACATCGTATTGGCAGGTAGCACGTAAGAATGCAAAGACACAATCGAATGCGTGTGTAGCTAGCTATGAAGCAAGTGCATTCGGAGAGCCTTACGCAGAAGTTTATATCGGTGCAACGAAAACAGAGCAAGCTAAGATTCTGTGGAATGAAACCGATATTCAAATTCGAAATAGTGCGTTTAAGGATAAATTTAAAAGAGCGTATGGAAAAATCACTCATGAAAAATCGGGTGGCTTTATTCAAGCGCTATCTCAAGAAGCGGGAAAAACTGGTGACGGTTTAAACCCGCAATGTGGATTGATAGACGAATACCACGCACATAAAACATCCGAGATTTACGAGGTACTGAAATCGGGGCAGGTAGCACGACCACAACCATTGATTAGTATTATTACTACAGCAGGTTTTGACCTATCGAATCCTTGCTATAAGGAAGAATACAATTACGTAACTAAATTGCTAGATCCAAACGATGACACAGAAAACGAATCCTATTTCGCTATGATTAACGAATTAGACGATGGCGATGATATTAAGGATGAGCGTAACTGGATAAAAGCGAATCCAATTGTAGCGACTACTGAAGAAGGTATGAAATTCTTACGTGACGAATTACGAATCGCATTGGATGTACCTGAAAAGATGCGTAATTTCTTAACTAAGAACATGAATAAATGGGTAGATATGCCTGAAGCAGGGTATATGGATATGGAGAAATGGAATCAAGCAGAATTAGAAGAAGACGATTTTGCAGAGTTTGCAAAAGGTGCAAGCGTGTATTTAGGGTTCGACTTATCCATGACTACCGACTTAACATCCATCGGACTGGTAGCACGTAAGGGAAACGAGTATAGAGTGAAGCAATTATCATTCATGCCTAGCGATAAATACTATGAGCGTATTTCGAAGGATAAGGTGCGTTTTGATGTGTTTAGGGATAGGGGTGAATTAATACTCACGGAAGGTTCTATCGTTGATTATACCCTCGTTAAATCGTACATAATGAAGTTTTGTAAGGACTATAACGTGCAAGAAGTATGTTACGACAAATGGAATGCAGTCCAGTTAGTGCATGAGTTAGAACAGGAAGGATTGTTGATGGTAGAAATCGAACAATCAATCCGAATGCTGACGGATGCGACAAAGAAATTCAGAGAGTGCGTGTATAGTAACACGTTGAAACATTATCAAGATAAATTATTGAAATGGTCTATGGGAAACGCACGATTGGTGGTAGATGCTTCCGAGAATGTGAAAATTACGAAATCAAAGAGTGTAGACCGAATCGACCCTGTTGCTGCATTACTAAACGCATTTAAACGTGCTGTGGAAGGACAAAGAGCTGAAGACTTTAACAAGATTATTTTAAGTGATGATTGGGGGTTTTAGATTGAAATATTATGATTTAATCTTCCTACTAGGAATACTGATTATATTAGGCACAACGTTTTATATTGACTTGATTATAGGTCTATATGCAACGGGTGTCTTTTTTAGTGCATTCGGATTTTTAGTAGCAAGTAAACATAAAGAAAGGGGGTGATATATGAATGTTAGAGAGCATAATTCCTAGAAAGGCAGTAGAGAGTGTAGCAAACGGTGAAACGGGTTGGGAATCTGCATTCCAGTACCTAGTGGATAATTCTGTAAGAGCAGGGAAGATACCACCTACCGCAAACAATGCGACACAATTCGCTACTGTATATGCGTGTATTAACGTATTAGGCGATGATATTGCAAAGCTACCGTGGAAGTCATATAAGAATGAAAAAAATAAGATTGAGAAGGATTCATCGAGCGATGTATCACACGTATTAAACGTGCGACCAAACCGCTTTATGAATCCTTTTGTGTATAAAAAATTGATTATCACGGATATATGCACATACGGAAACCACTTTTCGTACATTTCATTTGATAAACGGGGTGAAATTGACGAATTAATTCCCCTTGACCCGTCCAATACACATGTAGTTGTGGATAGAAAGACCCGTGAATATGGGTATCAAACAATCTATAAAGAACAGCCTATAACGTTCTTACCACACGAAATATTTCATATTAAAGCCTTATCAAAGGACGGAATCGTAGGTATTTCACCGCTTCAATCGATTCGTGAGCAAATGTCCACGATGGATATTGCGACTGCGTTCAATAAAGGAATGGTTGAGAAAGGCGGTTCACCGCAAGGGATTTTAGAAGTGGACGGTACGTTTGACAAGGAAGTTAAAACAAAGATTCGTGAAGAATGGCAACGTGTAAATTCGAATGAAAATATCGCAGTTGTGGATTTAGGGATGAAATATAAACAAATCGGTATTTCACAACAAGATATGCAATTCCTAGAAATGATGAAATTCTCGCAACAACAAATTGCAGCAATTTTCAAAGTACCACTACACAAAATCAATGAATTAACACACGCAACGTATACAAACATCGAACACCAATCCTTAGATTACGTGAAAAACACATTACAACCGCTAGTCACACAGCTAGAAGAAGAAGCGAATTACAAGCTATACACGACTAAACAACGAAAAGAAGGTTATCGTTGCAAGTTCAACATGGATTCTGAATTACGTGGAGATAGCGAAAGTCGTGCAAAAGTACAACAAACATATCTTTCATACGGTATGAAATCACTAAATGAAGTAAGGGCGCAAAACGAAGATAGTCCTTATGAATCTGAACTAGCGGACAAACCATTAATGACATTGAACCTTGTTCCTTTAGATATTGCAGTTGAAGCAGCAACGAATCGATATGGAGCAAGTCAACGTGACCCGAAAGGAGGTGAAGACGATGGAAAAGGAAATGCGAATACTGACGAATGAGTTTGAAATCCGTAGCGGTGAAGGTGAAAAACCTACAATCGTTGGATATGCACTCAAATTCAATCGTTGGAGTAAACCAATGTGGGGTTACTACAAAGAAAAGTTAGATAGACATTGTTTAGACAATGCAGATATGACTGACACAGTGGCTCTTATCAATCATGATTACAACCTTGTTTTAGGTCGTGTTGGAGCGAATTTAAAACTCACTGTGGATGATATTGGATTGAGGTTCGATATTACACCAACTGATACGAGTTATGCAAAAGACCTTATGGAAAACATGAAAGCAGGGGTAATCAACAAATGCTCATTCGGATTCACGATTGACAAAGACGGTCAAGAGTGGAAAACGGGTGAAGAATATGACGAACGAACGATTACAAAAATTAAGAAATTGTATGATGTTTCGATTGTTACTGATCCAGCGTATGACGATACAGAAGCGGTAACGAATATGCGCAGTTATGAAGAATTTAAAAACAATAACCGTAACCGTGAAATCGAGTTACTAGATCTAGAAATGGAAATTTTAAAATAAAAGGAGATTTATAAAATATGAACGAACGTGAATTAAGAAAAGCATTAGCAGAAAAACAAGAAGCATACAACTTAGCTAAAAAAGAAGGCAAATCGACTGAAGAATTACGCTCTATTGTGGAAGAAACAAAAGAATTACGTGCGCAATTAGAATTAGAATTAGAAATGCGCTCAAATTCTATTCCAGAAAAAACAGAAGTAGTTGAACCAGAAGTACGTAAAGAAGAAGTGGATTTAGAAGAAGCATATAAAGATTTTTATGTAAAAACTTTACGTGGAAACTTAACTGCAAAAGATATGCAAGAATTTCGTGACTTACAAGAACGTGCAAAAGCAGAACCAACAAAAACACCGTTCTTAAAATCAAGCACTGATGAAAATGGTGGATTTGTTATTCCTGCTGATGTACAAACACAAATCAACGAGTACAAACGCTCTGAATTATACGATTTATCAAAATTAGTCACAGTAGAACACTCTGAATTTCTTTCAGGTACACGAGTTTTCGAAAAACTTGCAGACCAAACACCATTTGAAAACTTTGACGAATGGGATACAATCAACGATATTGCAGCACCACAATTCGAACAAAAATCTTACAAAATGAAAAACTATGGTGGTATCCTTCCAGTTCCACGTCAATTATTACAAGATTCTAAAGAAAACTTATTGCGACACCTTGCTAAATATATTGCTCGTAAATCAGTTGCAACACGTAACTTTAAAATCTTAGAAATCCTTAATGGTTTAACAAAACGTACTAAAGACATTGTATATACAGACGATTTGAAGAAAATCTTAAACGTGGAATTAGACGGTGTGTTCAGCGCTGGTGCTAAAATTGTTACTAACCAAGACGGATTTAACTGGTTAGATACTTGCAAAGACGAAAAAGGTAACTACTTAATGCAAAAAGATGTGACATCTTCTACTGGATTCTCATTCTTAGGTCGTGAAGTTGCAGTTGTGCCTAATTCAGTAATCAAAACAACTGCAAACAAAGCACCTGTATTCGTAGGTGACTTAAAAGAAGCAATCACATTGTTTGATCGTGACGAATACGAAACTAAAGGAACTGATGTTGGTGGCGATGCATTCAAACGCAACACTTACGATATCCGTACTATCGACCGTTTCGATGTTACACAATGGGATACTGCTGCAGTTATTGCTACACAAATTGATGTATCAAAAGACCCTGCATTCCCTTCTACTGGTAAAAAAACACCAGCAGCATAATTAGATAAAGGGGGTATAGATGTATGATTGTAACCCCACAGGAAATAGCAACAATCCACAGATACGATGAAGAAGAACTACCGTTTATTATTGATTTAATCAGAGGGGCGGAGTTCTTCTTATTTACTGCTGGAGCATATAAACCAACCAACCCACTGACTAAGGCTGTAACGGAATTAATCGTGGGTTTTTGGTTGGAAAATCGGGAATCGAATTATACAGATTACATTAAAATCGGGCAATTCCCATTGAGTATGCAGTCGCTTATTTTATCGATTAAATACTCACAGGAAGAAAACAAAATGCCTGTGCAAGAATAGGTGGTGTGAATCATGAGAAAGGTAAGAGCGAATGATTTCAGACATCACATTCAATTCTACGAGCAAAAGGATATTCCGAATGGTCGTGGATATGATACGCAGTGGATTCCAGTATTCAAATTATGGTGTAGGGAAAAGGTAATCTTCCGTGAACAGCTTGAATCTGTAATATCGGGTGGGAATACCTTGCGTGACCGTAAAGAACTGGAAACACGATACACAACGAAATTAACCACTGAACATCGGTTTAAATACAAAGATAAACTGTATGAGATTTCGATTGTGGGAGATTCAGTAGGAGATTGCAAGACGATACGTTTTCTAGGTGAAGCAGTTGTGGACGGTGGTGCATAAATGGGTGGCAATTTAGAAATAAAAGGTATTGATGAAACTTTGGCTAAACTACGAAATATAAGCGTTACGGTTGATAGAAATAAAAATCGAATCATCCGTGATAGCGCAGAACCTTACATGGAAGCACTCAAAAAAATCACACCGTATGATTCAAGGGAGAATCGTAGACATCCGCAACACGCAAAGGAACACATCGTGCGCACAAACGTAGTACACAATGAAGATGGAGATAGTATCGTTAAAGTAGGTTATGACAGTGATACGGGCTGGTATATGTGGTTTCTTGAAAAAGGAACTTATAGTAAAGGTGCGCCTAAAGGGATTGCACCTAGACACTATGTAGAAATAACATTAGAAAGCACAAAAGGTGAAGTTGCAAAAGTTCAAGAAGAAGGCTTGCGGAGATTAATAGAAAGGTTTACATGATGTTTGATTTAGAAATTGTAATTCAAAAGGCTTTAACGAGCAATAAGACAATCACAGATTATGTTGCAAAATCAAAGCAAGGTTATCCGAACATTGGGGCGAATCGAACCCCACACGGAACATTCCCTTTGATTGAATATCATCAAATTATGGGGAATGATGAAAAATTTTGCGATGATAAACTGTGGACACGCACTTATAGATTCCAAGTAGGTATTTATACTGAAAAGGCAGATTATTATAAGGTGCAGGATGCGTTAGATAGAACAATGCGCAATATCGGATTTACATGCTATAACGACTATACCTATGCGGTGGATGATACAAAAATCATTCATCGCATTTTTAGTTACACGATTAGTATTGATAAACCGAGATATAAACAACTATTAAAAAAATACAAATTGGAGAGTGAATAATATATGGCAAGAATTGGAGTAAGAAATTTACACGTATTCCCTTTAACAAAGGATGATACAACAGGGGTAACTTATGGAACAGCGGTGAAATTCGCACCATTAATGAAAGTAAGTTTAACAGCAAAAACGGTAGAAGGTTCAGTATACGGTGACGATAGACAAGTTGACGGAAACTTTGGTATCACTGGATATGATATTACGATTGATACAACTGACTTAACACCAGAGCAACAAGCACTGTTATTAGGACATAAGAAAGATTCTAAAGGTGGTATCACAGTAAGCACTGAAGATGAAGCGCCTTATGTGGGTGTAGCGTTCGAATCCAAACGATCTGATGGTAAAATTCAATATGTGGTAATTTATAAAGTTAAATTCTCACCTATCAATGAAGAGTTCGAAACTAAGGGCGAAAACATTAACTATAAGACACCTTCATTAGTAGGTAAATCAATCGCCCGTGAAAATGACGGTAAACTTAAATACGATTTAGTTTCAGCAACTATGCCTGAAGGATGGTATACAACACCACAAAAATCGGAAGAATAATAGGATAAGTCAAAGGTACGGGGTTAGGAAACTAACCCCTTTTTTATTGAAATCTAGGAGGTAAACATGGAAATAAAAGTTGGCAAAAAAACATATAAAAGCGGAAAACATAGCATGCGATTACTTTATGATCTAGCACGATTGAAAAAAGAAATCGAAGACCGATACCGCATTTCAAGTGGCGATGATGAAGAAGCGATTCAAAACTTGATTGATAGCATCGACCCGTTGGCAGATATTGATAGATGTGTGGATTTAGTATGCAGATTCTTTGGAAACCAATTTACAGTACAAGAATTTATGGATGGTTACAAAACAAAATCAGTGAACGATTTTAACTTACTTATCGAAGTAATGACATTAGAAGCAGTATCGGGAGTTACCAACATCCTAGGTGAAGAAAAAAAGTAACTGACCCCGACTTTGATGAAGCAATCGAATTAATTACTTTCATAAAACAACTCTATTCATTCTTAATGACTAAATACCAGTGGACACCAGAGCAGATAGATGTAATGGAATCCACAAAGATTATCGAATTAGAGTTTGGAAACTGGAAGAAAGAATTGGAGAAAGAACCATTAGACACGATGGATTCAATCGAAGGATTTTAGAAGAAAGGAGGTAAATTATGACAGGAACACCATTCGGAAAATTAGTGGTGGAACTAGGTCTGAATAATGTTCAATTTACCGAAGGACTTTCGGATGCACAAAAGCAATTACGCACATTAAAACGTGCAATCAAGGCTTCTGATGAAGATATTAAGTTGATGGGTAGAGGCTCGCAAGCTGCATCGACTAAAATGCAATTACTATCGCAAGCGTTCAAGACCACGGGGAATGCTGTAAATCAGTTGAAAATAAATTTAGCTAAAAAGGAAGGCAAACTTGCGGAATTACGTGCAGAAATCGAAAAGACGAATACAAAGACGGATGAGCAAACAGCTTCTGAAAGAAAGTTAGTTTCTCAAATCGAAAAACTAAAAGGAAAATTAGTTGAAGCGACCGCAAACATGTCTATGTATCGTAGAGAGTATGCAGAAACTGCTAAAGCGCAAGCAATCGCAAGCAATAGTTTTATTAAAGCAGGTACACGATTAGAAGCGGCTGGAAAACGAATGACTGAATCGGGTAACAGAATCTTAAACGTAGCCCGAGGATGGACATTCGCAAGTGCAATTTTAGGAACTGGAATCGGGTTAGTCGCAAAACAAGCGATTGATTACGAAAAAGCTATTGCAGGGGTACGTAAGACAACAGACCCTACCACAGCACAGTTACAAGAATTTAGTTTAGGATTCCGTAAAATGTCCACAGAGATTCCAGTTGCAGCTAAAGAGTTAGCAAACATGGGTCAAATGGCAGGGCAATTAGGGATTCGTAATGAAAGTTTACTAACATTCGTTGAAACGATGGCTAAACTACAAACTGCTACGAATATCATCGGAGAAGAAGGTGCAGCAGACCTTGCAAAATTCATGAATATCATGGGTACATCGCAGGATAGAGTATCTAATCTAGGTTCTGCATTAGTAGACTTAGGTAACCACTTTGCTACTACTGAAAAAGATATCCTAGACATGGGTAAAAACTTAGCAGGGGCAGGTAGACAAATCGGACTATCCGAAGGTAGCGTGTTAGGGATTGCAACCGCATTGAGTTCTGTGGGTATTGAAGCAGAAAAAGGTGGTAGTGCGTTCTCTAAAATCATGATTAAAATGGCTATTGCAGTGGACGAAATGGACACTAGAGCAGGAAGCAAGTTAAGAGAGTTTGCAGGAGTATCGGGAATGACTGCTGAAGCATTCGCAGATTTATTCAAATCTAATCCTGCAGAAGCTATTGCAGCATTCGTTGAAGGTTTAGGTAGTGCGAATGAACGTGGTACAACCGCTATCGGAATCTTGCAAGAAATGGGTATCAAAGAAGTACGTTTAAGAGATACCTTATTACGTGCTGGTGGTGCGCATAAGCTATTTAATGATGCAGTGAACATGGGTAATAAAGCCTTTAAAGAAAACACTGCATTGCAACACGAATTTAATATCTTCAATGAAACAACAGCAAGTAAATTAGAACGTGCGAAAAACAAACTTACTGATCTAGCAATCGAAGCAGGCGGTAAGTTATTACCTGTAATTGCAGATTTACTAGGGAAATCGGGATATGTCGTAGATGGCATTAAGGGTATGATTGAAGGATTCTCTAACCTACCCGAACCGATTCAGAAAACCGCATTCGCATTAACTGCTATCGGTTTAGCTGGCGGACCTGTATTAGGAATCATCGGTCAAGCAACGAATACAATCGGATTGTTTACAGGCGGTATAGGCAGTGTGCTTAGACACATGGGATTGTTGCAAGTTAAATCGAAGGAAGCAAAAGGTGCGTTCGACTTAGTAAACGGTGCATTAAGTGCTACTGCTGGAGGTGCAGTTGAAGCAGGGGCAGAAATGGCATCTTTAGGTGGTGAAATTGCGACTACTGGTGGATTCGCTTCTAAACTCATGGGGTTAGGTTTGAATCCGTGGTTAGTAGGTGTAGCCGCTGCAGTAGGTTTAGGTGTAGCAGCGTGGAAGCTATTCGGTGAGAATATGTGGAACTCTGCGCAAGAAGCAAGTAAGAGTGCATCTCAAATGGAAAAATGGGGTACACAGGTTTCCGATACAGTTGACAAAGCATTACACAAAGCTGAAGATTTCGGCAATCAAGCAGGCACATATTTATCCACTGGCTTAGAAATTAACGAAAAGACAAAGAATAACGTAGTCACAGCCTACGCAGGTATGTTTGACGAACTACGAAAAACAGCAGACGAAAAGTTAAAAACGATTAATGAATCATTCGGTAAATTATCTTCAGTCACACAAAAATATGAAGAGAAAAACCATGAAAAACGTGTAGAAAAAATCAAAGAAGCAAAAGGTGCATTCGATAAAATCGAAGCAGAAATCAATGCTATCTACGATAAGGCAGGTCAAGAAAGACGAGCATTAACTGAAAGCGAAATTAATGATATTAAAAAGCTAAGAGAAAAGGCTGCAGTGGAAGAATCGAAAATCTTATCGGGTAAAGAACAAGACCAAATGAAGATTTTCAAAAATCTATCAGAAAGTCTTAAAACACTAGACATGCAAGAACTTGATGGGCGCTTGTTAACATTAAGCAAAATGAAACAAGAAGAAAGCAAGAACTACCAAGAACGATTAGAAAATGTTAAAAAGCTACATCGTGAAGGTGAGATTGACGAATACGCCTATAAAATGGAATTGCGACAAATCGAATCAGACCACAATGCTCAAATGAAAGAGTTAGCTTTCCAAGAATATTCAACGGTTAAGGAACAAATTAAACGGTTAAGAAAAGAAGGTACGGAACAATCTAACGAAACTGCAGATAGCTACGAAACAGCCCTAGAAGAAACGATGAAACGCTATGGATTTACGATGCAACAAATGGAAACGATGGCAAAAGAAAAATCGGATGTTATCGCACAGCGCAATAAGTACATCGCACAAAGCGTTTTAGAAATGGGTATTGAAATCGGTAAGGCTACTGAAGAAGCAAACAAAAAATGGGAAACACTCATTACCGATGAAAAGACAGGTAAGATTGTTAAAAACATCGGTAAGACATTAACGGAAGCAATTAAGACTGAACAAGGTTGGAATGACCTTAAATTCATCGTGAAGAATGCTTCTCTCACTACGAACGCAAAACAAGAAATTGAAAAAGCATTAAAAGAAAGTAAAAAATGGGATGAGTTATCACCCGAAGAAAAAGCCTTTTTAACATCCACAAATGTGGGTGAAACGATAGCTCATATCTTACAAGAAAAAGGTAAGTGGGATGACCTCACCATCGAGCAAAAGGTAGCAATCCTAAGTGCAACAGGAATCGATGAAACAACGTTGAAATTTATCGACTTTCATAATTTATGGGAGCAAAAAGACTTTGTTGCCAAGTTAGCGAAGATTGATACAACCGCACCCGATGCAAAACAAAAGATTGGTGCATTGATTGAAGAGTTTACAAAAGCAAAAAATTTAGGTGAACAAGGAATCTCAATCGTGGCGGATTCATCGAAGCCGATTCGAGCAGCTAAAGATGTGGATAACTTAACTCAAAAAATGTTTCAAGCGAAGAACACAGGTCAAAGTGGCGTGAACTTCCAAGCAGAAACAAATGCGCAACAAGTATCAGATCAAGTGTGGAACTTAATTAATGCGATGAATAATTCGTATGATAAGACGGTACACTTCACAACAGTTTGGAAGAACGTATATCAATCCACAGGAACAAGTACACAGGATATTTGGTCATCACACTTGAATAACTACGCTACTGGTACTGAAGGACACACAGGCGGTCTAGCGTTCTTAGGTGATGGTGGTAGACGTGAACCATTCTTAACGCCCGATGGATATTTCGGTGTATCACCTTCCACAGATACATTGTATGACTTACCTAGAGGAACTAAGGTGTGGTCTAGTATCGATAAATTTAAACGTGATACGTTGCATAAACCATATCTTGCAGGGTATTTAGATAAGCTACCACGCTTTGCTAAAGGTACTTTAAAGAGTTTTATTGATAACACAAACGTAAGAGTACCCGATGTGTTCAAAGCACGTAATACGGTGGATAATTCAACGTATGCACCAGTATTACACATTGAAAATTTCAACGCAAACAATAATATGGATGTGGAAGAATTATTCAGACAGTTTAAGTGGATGATTAAACGGGAAGGAGATAGAGCATGAAACACTTTATAAAATTTAATGGTAAGTCTTCTCTAGACTTACACTTATATCTTGATAGTAATTCGATGCAACACGTATCGGCACAAAACGATGTAGAAGAAGTGGAAGTGCTAGGTCGTGACGGTACGGTGATTGTAGATCATAAACGATTGAAACCAGTCGTGCAACCTTACGAACTCTTTCTCAAATTACCACCACGATATAAAATGCAACGAGCAATCGATGAGATTTCAGAATGGCTTAGTCCAGTAGGCTATGTGGATTTTGAGAAATCATGGGATGGAAACTACATCTATCGTGCAGCATTTAATGAAACGTACAGTGTGAGTGAAACCTTATCGTATTTCGGTAAGGTGGCACTCACTTTTAAATTACATCCGATTAAATACTTAAAGAGCGGTAGACAGTTATTAGAAGTGCAGAATAATGGAATGCTAGTCAACCCTACAAAACGAATCAGTAAACCTACCTTACACGTTGCAGGAAACGGGAATGTAAAGATTACAATTACCAATCCTAAAGGAAAACAAGAACTCACCGTAAAGAATATGGAACGTAAAATCATTATCGACTGTGAAAATGAACTTGCATACACGGAAGATGGAAGTTCGATGTTAAGTTTATATGGTGATGATTTCTTCCACCTTGATTTAGGCACTAGCAAAGTATCGTGGGATAACCCTGCTGTACGAGTATGGGTGCAAACGAATTGGGGTGTTAAGGTGTGAGTAAGATTATTGTATATGAACAAGGCTCACAGGCTGAAGGCAGTTTTGGGAATGGTGTTGTAAAAGACTGGCTATCCCTTAAAATTAAACGAAATGGAACACAATATGAATTAGAAGGTGTGTATCGTGCTGATGGCACGAATGCACACCTTTTGCGTAGAGGAAACATTATCCAGTGCGATGCGGATGCACGGTCTAAAAAACAACGGTTTGATATTATCCGTGCGGTTGAGATTGATAATGAAAGAATCGAAGTGTACGGAACACACGTAGCGCACCGATTGAAGTACCTAAGTTTGTTACCGAATGTCACTGTGGAAGGTGCAGGGTATCAAGCAATCGATACATGGCTCAACAGTATTGTAGGACTTCAAAAATTTCAAGCGTGGAGTGATGTTACCGATAAAGCAAAAGTGGAATGGTCGCTCGATAAGATTTCAAATGCTAGAGCAGCACTCTATGGGCATGAATTATCACTAGCAACTGTGTGGAAAGCGGATGTAGGATTCGACAATTACCGTATCATGCTATCAAGACGGTTAGGCAAACCGACTGCATTAGTACTGAATTACGGTAATAATATCACTGAATTTCGTAAGGAAGATACAGACGAAGATGTTTTTACGAGTATTTATCCATATATCGTGCGTGAGAAGACGATTTACACGCTCGATGAACCCGAAAGAGTGATAGATAGTCCACAAGCTAACTCATATCCTTTCTCTCGTGTCCTACCTGTTGACTTTTCTAGCGATTTTAAAGAGGACGAATACGATGGTGGCGATGCAGGGGAAAATGAAGCGGAAAGTGTTGGAGAAGGAGCAGTCGAAGAAAAGAATACTGCTACTGGTGGTGTATGGAAACGTAACAGCACAGGATGGTGGTATGAGTTTGCGGACGGTTCTTACTTAAAAAACTGCTGGAAGTATATCGATAACGAATGGTACAGATTTAAAAAGAGCGGATATATCTATCAAAATGCATGGTTTAGAGATAAACACGGAAACCGTTACTATTTCAAAGATAGCGGTGCGATGGTAACAGGCTGGTTTAAGGTTAAAAAGAAATGGAAGTATTTCTATGATTGGGGCGGTTTAGATAAAGACCGCAAGAAACCTTATGTATTAGATAAAGATAAATTACGTGGGTTAGCACAAAAATATATTCGTGATCATAACATCGGATTGCCTAGAGTGACTGTGACAGTTAAATTTGTGGATTTAATGGCAGACAATCCAAATAACGAAGGTAAAAATATTGCTATCTATGATGAAGTAAAAATCAGATTTCCACACTTAGATAACGCATTGAGTAAAGCAAAAATTGTAGGTACTGAATGGCTACCGTTATCGAACACTTATGAAACAATCACAATCGGGAATGAAGAAAGAACGTTCAAGCAAACCTTAACAGGTCACATGGAATCACGATTAGATAAATTAGATAAGCAATTAAACGAGCAAGCAAGTGCAATTCGTGATAATGAAAATCTATTATTCAATGAAGACGATGGTGCGACAGTCACGTACACAGCAGAATCGTTAGCGGATGTCAGTCCACAGGGATTTAAAAAAGACGACTTATTACTCACTGGAGATAAATTACAACGATGGACGGGTACGGAATGGAAAGATGTGGAAGCTAAAGCGGATGTGGATGTATCGCATATCACAATGAGTGTAGCGGATATTAAGACACAAATGTTAGTAAACCAGCAAGAAATAGCTGCTAAAGCAAGCCTAAATGAAGTATCTGAATGGAAACGTGCATTAGATAATTATATTGCACAACAGAATAAAGATAGTGCTGAAGCTGAAAAGAACTTACTGGAAGTTACCCGTAGGATTGAGCAATTAGTCTATAACATCGGTAACATGGCAGTCGTTTATAAGATGGTGGACAGAAACATCCATCTAACAAATGAAGGTATCACAGTAGGGGATAAGGCAGGCGATAGCTACATTCTTGTATCGAATAATCGTATTTCATTATTTAGCGCAGGTAAAGAAGTTATGTATATCTCGCAAGGGATGTTACACATCGATAATGGGGTATTCACTAAGACATTACAAGTGGGTAATTACATTGAAATGCCTTTAGAAAGCAATCCTAAGATTAACGTGATTCGGTATATAGGGGGAAGGTGATTAATTGGAAAGATTATATTTTGACGGTAACTGGCACGGTTATGTTGAAGTCGCTAGCGAAGTATTAACACAGAATCAAATAGATGCACGTACACCAGTACGTATCACTGCACGAATAGGACAGGATTCGGGGTATGCGACACAATTTACAGACACATACGGGGCATATCTTGCATTCCGATTAGGTGGTCAAACGAAATATCTATATTTTGAATCACTGGATTTAAACGGTAATTCACGACATTTAGGTACGCTTGAATTTATTGTGCAGCATAACGAAAACGGTGATGCAGACGGTACACTGACTATTTGGAGCGGTGACACACGATATATCACATTCAGTGGATTCTACTGGGGAGGCATATTACACGATATTTCGATTGCAATTCCACACATTAATCGTTCGGGTATGATTGAATCAGTCAGTCCGAATGCAGAATTAGGTAAACCCGTTACGGTAACGATTAAAGACCGTGAAGAAGGCTTAGAACATCAAGTATGGTGGAAAGCGTTTGGTAGCGATTGGGTAGATTTAGGTAAGAAAGCTGAAAAGGTATTTACGTTCACACCTAGTAGAGAATTGCATAAGAACGCAGGTAATAGCGATACGGGTAAACTGGATATTTGTGTAAGAACGTTTAAAGACGGGAAGCAATTTGGTGGGGATACTTACAAAGAAGGTATCCCTATTAAAATACCTAAAGATATTGTACCTACAATTGGAACTTTAAAATTAAAAGACAATTACACAAACCGTGAACTTGAAAATTTATCAGTTATTTTGCAACACTCATCCGATATCGAGTACGAAATCACAGATAGCCCCGACTCGTTGACCGAACCAGTTGAATGGCATATAAAAATCGATGGTAGACATTACACTGGTAAAAAAGGCACGATTGGAAAATTCGGAAAAACAGGAACATTCTTTGTACAAGCGTGGGTAGTTGATAAACGTGGACGTGAATCGTCACCAATTTCGAAACCGCTCACTGTTTCCGAATATCAAGCCCCTCAACTCTCATTTGTTGCTCGTAGAAGCGGTACTAGAAAGAACACGGTCACAGTTACGACTACTGCAAAAATCGTGCCATTAAAAAAAGTGACAGGCGGACAATCCAACTCATTTTCACTCGAATTTTACACACGTAGAATCGAAGATACGCAGTTTATCAAGAATGAAGGCGCATCGTTAAAAAGCACATCTACTTATGAGCTTATCGAACACAGTGCGAATCTGAATGGCTCGTTTGATACTGGGCAATCATACATGATTAAAGCGGTGTTACGTGATTCATTCCAAGAAGTAGAATACCTATTCCCACTTAGTACAGAACAAGTAGTTGCATCCTATTCTCAATACGGAATGGGTATCGGTAAGGTATGGGAAAAAGGTACGCTCGATGTGGCAGGCGATGTGTATGTAGGCGGATATTTAGCAATCAAGGGAAATCAACATTCAATAAGTGTTACTGGAGATGCAAATAATCTCACACGTTCGGGGTTATTCTATGGATATAGATTAACGAATACACCTACAAACGCAGGGTATCTGACAGTACATTCACACACTGATAATGATAGGTATATTTCACAAACGTTTGTACCGTTTAACGCATCAGAAATGCATATACGGGTTAAAAACAACGGTACGTGGTCACAGTGGACACAGATTGGAGGAAACCAACAAAATCTATGGTATCAAGCTACATTAAGAAATGGATGGCAACATCATACAGATTACAGCAATGTTCTATATTCAAAAACGAATGATGGAATAGTATTTCTAAGCGGAACTTGTAAAGGTGGAAAAACTGCATTTGAAACAGTTATTTTTACATTACCTGAAGGCTACCGTCCTACTGTTTCACTGTTTAAGATGGCATTGAATAATAGCTACGGTATAGCGATTATCGCAATCTATCCTAGTGGAAACGTAGTAGTCAAATCAAACGTAGACGATAAGTGGCTAAACCTAGATAATGTTAGTTTTAAGATTTTATGATTAGAGAGAGGAACGATAATACGAACAGCATGGGAGAAGAAGTAATGTTACAATTCGACATTGAAAAATTAACACAACAAATTAAAGCGATTAACGACATGATTGCACAGGAACAACGTGCGATTGAAACGTTGAATGGAACGAAAGGCAATCTCGAAGCACAACTAAAAAATGTTGTGGATGAAATCAACGATAAGATTTCAACCGTGATTCGTTATCAAGCAGATAAACAAAAGATGGTAGATGCAAAAGAAGTCGTTCTAAAGATTGCTGATTCATACAAAGAAGAACACGGAGAAAGTGTTTAATCAATTAGAGAGGAATTGATACTATGATGCAACTAGGAAGCAGTGTGCTAGTTGCTCTGATTACAGCAGGAGGTTATGTGATGGTAGCGTGGATAAACGGTAATAATAAACAGCAACAAAAAGAAATAGCAAACAATTTAGAAAAAATTACCAATCAAATGCAATCCATCCAAGAAGAAGTGAAACGCACGAATAAATTGGCAGAATTAAACGTAGAAAGCATTCGTCACTCACAACAATTCTTACTGTACGATGCGATGGAACGTGCGCTCAAACGTGGGTACACAACTACCGCAGAAATCAGAGAAATTGGTGCGCTATTTAAAAACTATGAAGATCGTGGCGGTAATGGTGCTATCCATGACATGCACGAAAAATTTATTACATTAGGGATTCACGACTATTTATAAAATAAAGGAGATTGATTCATTATGACATTACAAGAAATTATTATCGCAACATTAGGGTTAGTACTTACAACAATTTTTACTAAAGTAGGTCAAGGATTTTGGAACTACTTAAAAGCACACACAACAGCAGAAAACTTTGAAACAGCTAAAAAAGTTGTAGCAACTACTGTTCGATATGTAGAGCAAGTATATACTGATATTCACGGTGAAAAGAAATTCAATGCAGCATTAAACAGTGCTACGAATGCATTACACCAACGTGGGATTGAAGTAACGCAAGAACAATTAAAACATCTTATCGAAGATGCAGTCCACACAATGAATGCAGAAACAAAAGAAATCGTTGGAGAGTAAGCAAAATAAGTTTGGCAGAACTATAAACTGTTTCCCAGCGATAAGCCTAGAAAGCACAAAGGGAAGTTACTTAAACAAGTAATCGTTAGACCGTAAATACGGGAGAGGGGTAGCGTAATGCTATCCCTTATTTATTTAGGAGGGATAATATGGATATTGATACAAGTAGACTAAGAACGGATTTACCACAAATTGGATATGAACCTTATCGTCAAATCCACGCACACTCAACAGGAAATTCTAAATCAACAGTTTATAATGAAGCAGATTATCACATGCGCAGACCTGTGGATTCGGGATTCTTTTCTCACGTAGTAGGTAACGGTCGTGTAATGCAAACATGGTATACAAATAAGGGTGCATACGATGTTGGCGGCGGTTGGAACTATGAAGGCTATGGACACGTTGAATTGATTGAAAGTCACTCTACAATGGAAGAATTTATGACAGACTATCGATTATATGTAGAATTGCTACGTAACCTAGCGGATGAAGCAGGTATTCCTAAAACGCTCGATTCAGACGATTTAGAAGGAATTAAAACACACTACTACTGCACATACCATCAACCCGATAATTACAGCGACCACGTAGACCCTTACCCTTATCTTGCTAAGTGGGGTATTAGTCGTGAACAATTCAAACATGATATTGAATATGGTTTAGGTGAAATCAAAGAAGGATGGCAAAAAGATAACACAGGATGGTGGTATCAAAATAAAGACGGTAGCTATCCTAAAGATAAATGGCAATACATCAATGGTGTGTGGTATCTATTTGATGGTAGTGGATATTGCATCTTAAACAAATGGGTGAAACGTTCGAATGCGTGGTATTGGCTTGATGGTAGCGGTGCTATGGCTACTGGATGGAAGAAGATTAACAACGAATGGTATTTCTTCAGAGCAGACGGTGAAATGGTAACAGGATGGGTTAAATACGCAGACGAATGGTACTATCTCGATAGAACAGGCGGTAACATGCTTTCTAAACAATTTGTGAAGAGCGGTGACGGATGGTACTATCTCAATGAAGATGGAACAATGGCAGATAAACCCGAATTTACAGTAGAACCCGATGGACTGATTACTGCAAAAGAAGTGCATAGATAATTAAAAATAAAATATATAACAAATATAAAATAATAAATAAGAATGCCTACCTTAATTGGTAGGCTTTTTTATTTTGCTCTTTATGCTATAATCATTTTAAGGGGTGTTGAAATGGATAAGGTTTATTTATTGATTGAAATTATAGAAGACATTGAAGAATACGGTGCAGATTATCCAGTCTATGCAATCTATGAGAATGATTTAATTTCTGATTACTGGTATGTTGAAGAACCCGAAGTGGGTTCGGATATGGAAGGCACACGAATATTAATGGAGCATTACGAGGAATTGGATTTACTGGATGAAGATTCGGTACGTAAGATGTCATTATTAGAGCTGCTGAATCGGTTGAGAGTGCAATTTGAAAAATAAAAAATATGAGTGCATTTTGAGTACAAATAATTCTGAACACATTATCATATCAATGTTTCTAAACGGTTAGCGAATCCCTCCTGAAACGTCCTTTTGAATCTAAAGAAACCCCTATATATCTAAAAACATTGATATATAGGGGTTTTCTTATATCTTTACATATATACATTTTTGTGTTTTTGAGTACATTTTGAGTGAAACGAGTACAAAATGAGTACAAAACACTAAAAAATATTCCGAATAATCTCATTTTCTTCCGCTTCTTTTTCCTTTAAAATATGGGCGTATGTTTGCAGTGTAATTGTAGGGTCTGCGTGTCCTAATCGTTTACTAACTGTTAATAATTGAATGCCCTGTGATAGTAAAATACTTGCGTGTGTGTGTCGTAATGCGTGGAAGGTTATCTTCTTATTAATTCCTGCTCTAGTCAACGCACGGAATAGGGCATAGTTCACAGAGTTATTACTCATAACTGGAAACAATCGTTCACCATTCTTCGGTATTAGTTTTAAGATTTCTAGTAACTTATCCGATACTGCAATTACACGTTTGGCATTTCGTGTTTTCCCGTCCGTAAATTCTTGCGTGAAACGATAATCAAATCCACGATCAATTTTAATCGTCTTTTTCTTAAAATCGATGCAATCCCATGTTAACCCTAAACATTCACCAAAACGCATTCCTGTATACATAGAAAGCAGCATAACATAACGTGTGGTATAGCTAGGTTGCAATCCATCTAGCAAAGCATGTTCTAAAGCGTTAAATTCTTCATAGTTTAAATATTTAATTTCTTCATTCTTTGTTAAATGTTCCTGTCCTTTAACCACTGCACCTCTTGTAGGGTCGTGCATGATGATTTTAGACTGAATCGCATATTCCATTGTCGCACGTACAGTTTCATGATATTTTTTTACTGTACCTTTTGCTCTTGATTCAGCAAGGGTGTTTAAAAATATTTGATATTTTTCTAAGGTAACTTCTTTTAATGGAATGTTAAATTCGTCTTCCACATATTTTATAATTGTCATATAACGAGCCTTAGTAACCTGTGTGATTGTTCCTTCTTTGAATAGGGCAAACCATTTTCTCATTAGACTTCCTAATAATACTTTGTCCTTTTCAAACTTCTTACCAATCAGCATTTCATTTTCTTTCAATACGGATGCATCTTTTGCTTCGGCTTTGGTTCTAAATCCGCTTTGTGATACGTACTTACGCTCTCCATTCTCGTAGTAATAAACACGGTACGCCCATGTTTTACCACGTTTTGTAATACTAGCCATGATAATTATTTTCCTTTCAAGTGCATTTTTTCTTTCTTTTTCCGAAAAACTTTGTTATAATGCAGAAGTCGTTCCTCTCTAAAAACGACAAAATAAAAAACGATACACATTCTTTTGCAGGACTGGAGTATCGTTTTTTTATGCGTGTGTAATTATTAAATTGATGAAACTATTTTATGAACATAGTTTGCTTTCAATCGTTTAAAATCCACAGAGGTATAATTGAGTTCTTCTGTGTAAAATATCTCTAATAATCTTTCTGCAAAATGGTATGCATCGTTCGTGATCGTGAACGTAGTGTATACCTTTTTTGCTAGAATTTGATAGAGTAGATAAGTTACAACCGCATACCGTTCCTGCGTTTTCTTAATTCTATCATTCAAAATAATGAATTTCAATTCATCGTGTACCAAAGTTCTCCCCAAGACTTTTTCAGGTAGCACTGAATAAATAATTGCGATATTATTACGCTCCGCAATCACAAAAGGGTTTGCAGAGCGATTATCTTCTATAATCTTTTCTAACACCTTTTTAAACACCTCATCGATAAAATTTAACCCGTATAACTTTAAAACCACACCCGATACGATAAGCATTCCCCCTTTAAAGTACTAATAAATAGATTACTGATTTTCCACACGTTCTTTTGCTAAGAAATCGAACAGTGCAAGTTTGATAGCTTTATCAACTACTTCTTTTTCTTCATCAGATAATACTACACCTTGATAAGTAACAGTGTTATCAGTTGATTGTAATAATAGGTCAACTTCCGCTTTAATGCTTTCTTCGTGTTGTGTTCTACCTAATAGATAGTCCACAGATACGTTGAAATAATCGGCAATTTCCGCCAATCGTGCAGCACTAGGTGAAGTTTTCTTAATAAGGTATAGCGTATTTCGGCTATAACCTAGCTTATCTTCTAAATCTCTTAAACTCATACCGTGTGATTTACAGAGTTTTTGGATTATTTCGTATGTTGAAAACATCTTTTTTTCCGCTTCCTTTCAATATTTTGAGCCTAAATCAATATTTTTATTAAAAAAATTCAATTTAGGTATTGCAATTACAATAAAACTATTGTATGATGTGTTCGTGAGTTAATTTATTAATTAAAAAGTTAAGCAGTAAATAAAAGAGTCAAACTTTGGGAGAGGTTGAGTTGTTTTAGTTATGCCGTGCTTTTTATTGATTAGAATATAACATAAATTATATTCGATGTCAAATATTATTAATTAATAAATTAGTTAAAACAATTTTTATATAAGGAGGTGAATTTATTGGTGTTAAGTTGGGCGGATAAAGTCCGCAGGGAGTTACGCATTAGGGGGTTGAAACAGAAAGATTTAGCAAAAGTATTAAATGTAAAACCACCGATTGTATCTGATTTATTAAATTACGGTAAGGGAAACGAAAAACATATCAGTACAATCAATGAGTATTTAAACATTAAACAATAAGGTAGGAGAGTTACATGGATTTTGATGAATTAGTATTCGAATCGTTACAACGGAATCCACAGAAACTTATCAATTTATTAATGAACAGTGGATTTAAAGTAGTTGCTGCTAAAACAGACTTAACTACTAAAGAAATGTGCGAACAAGCAAACATTAATTATAAAAGCTGGTTGCAAAGTGATGTGCGTAATGATCCACGGATTGTGGCGATGAGAGATACAACAAGCGGGAGAAATCATCAGTACAAATCCAAGGATGTAGACCGAATAAAGGAAATTTGGAGAGAGAGCAAACGCAGAAAGGGAGCATAACATGGAAGCAAAAGTAACAATCGTTGTAACAAATCTAAAAGAATTTCACGAGTTATATCAAGAACTAAAAGAAAAAGAAAAAGCATTAAAAGAAGTTTTAGAAAAAATCGAAAAGTTTAATTTGAAGGTTACTACAAAAGAAAAACCAGTAGAAAAATAGGAAAGGAGAAACCACAATGTCACGACTAGCACAAACGCAATTAAAGAAACAAAAAAGAAAGGAGTTTAACAAACAATTCTTAAAGAAATATGCGATTTTCTTAGCAATAGCAGGAATCGTAATTGCCATGATGTTAGGAATTGCATTAACGGTTTCTAAAGCAGTAGAACATCAAGAAGCAAAAGTAAACCTTATCCAAAACGGAAAATACATCGAACCCGATTTTATGGATACGTGGAAAGTGAAGGAGGAGTAAATAATGTTTAATGAAGAAATGCTAGAAATGGTAACTACATCTATAAAGGTATTAGATGCCTTGTATGAAAGCGAACTAGATTTTGATGAATGTATCGATGTGTTAAACGTTTTAGTGTCTAGTTTTGAATTTGGAGAAGCTGTTGGTAATGAGTTTAATAAAGAATCTTTTAAGACTTTAAAAGATAGTATGCAGAAAGATGTAAATGACCACGAAAAACTAAAGGAGAATAAATGACATTCGAAGATTTACACGCACACTACCTAGACCCACCCGAACCTAAAGTGTGGGGATATGACTGGCAGGGTGAAGAAATTTATGTAGGTGATGAATATTACGATATGGACGGTGATTATGTACCAGTAGAAAAAATCGAAGAATACCTAAAAGAAGTACACCTAGTAGACCCAGCAAGAATCGCAGGTGAGTAGATGGGAGATATTTATTTAAACGATGACTTACTCGATTCAAAATTACAACACATTCTGTACGGGAATAAAATTATCGGTCAAATCCGAATGAAAAGTGATTCATACGAATTATATCTATATGAACCACAACGCAGAATGATGAGATACAAAAAATACGAGGAGGTGGAAAAGCAAATCGAATGCGTATCGAAATTGTTAAAAGAACGGAATCAAGAGTTGTTTTAGATATTGATGCCGATGTTGTGAATCCACTCTTATTCGAAAAGTATATGAAATACGGTAAGTCTGTGGAAGATGTTGCAGTAGAGATTGTGCAAAATATCTCAAATTTAAAATCATTCCACATTGATTCAAAAGGTACACGGAAAAGTATGTTTTATAAGGAGGTTAAAGAGTGACACAAAAAACAGAATCCACGGAAGGTATGAGTTATGCAGACTGGTTACTTTCTCGTAGGCGTGGGATTGGGGGTTCGGATGTAGCAAAGATTTTAGGACTAAGTAAGTATTCATCCCCTTATCAAATATGGATGGATAAGACAGGAAAAATCGAGATCAATACATCAGAAACAAGTGAAGCAGCCTACTGGGGTCACCAAATGGAAGAGGTGGTCGCACAGGAGTTTGCTAAAAGAACAGGAAAGAAGGTAGAAGAATCAAAACAAATTTACTTCCACAAAGACTATCCATTCCTACTAGCGAATGTAGATAGATTAGTAGTGGGTGAAGATGCAATCCTTGAATGCAAAACAGCAAGTGAGTATTTAAAAGATTCGTGGGCGGATGATGAAATCCCTATCGCATATCTAGCGCAGGTACAGCATTACTTAAATGTGTTAGATAAACCAAAAGCCTACATCGCTTGCTTGATTGGTGGTAACAAATTCGTGTGGAAAGAAATACAAAGGGATGATGAACTCATCGGACAAATGACCGCACGATTAGTAGATTTTTGGGAGAACAATGTACTAGCGGATGTAGCACCACCAGTTGACGGTAACGCATCTACCACAGAATTTATCAGCAAAATGTATTCGGATGATTACTTAGATAATTCAATCGAACTGAACTCAAAACAAATCAAAGATATTGCTGACTTGAAAGAATTAAAACAATACCAGTCATACATTAAAGAACAAATCGATACGATTGAAAACCGATTGAAAGAAGCATTAGGAAAAGAAAATGCGACTTACGGAAACAGTGCAGCATATCGAATCAGTTGGAAAACACAAAGTAGAAAAACAGTAGATTCAAAATTGCTGAAGAGTGATTATCCCGATATATACGAAAAAGTAGTAAAAGAAAGTATTAGTAAACGATTTACAGTAAAGGAGATTGGATAAAGTGGCAACAAATAATAGTTTGAAACAAGCGATGCAACAAGCGCCTACTACAAACGATTTAGCGCCTAAAACATTAGGTGTAAAAGCATTGATTAAATCCGAATCAGTACAAAAGAGTTTTAACGATGTACTGAAAGATAAAGCAACAAGTTTCACAACAAACGTATTAAGCCTAGTAAAAAATGACACTTACCTAGCGCAATCAGAGCCGATGTCAATTATTACTGGAGCGATGACCGCAGCAACATTAGACCTACCGCTAGATAAGAATTTAGGTTATGCGTATTTAGTACCTTTCAAAGATTACAAAAATGGTAACGTGCAAAAAGCACAATTCATCTTAGGGTATAAAGGCTACATTCAGTTAGCGCAACGATCAGGAAGATATAAAGCGTTAAACGTAACACCAGTTTATGAAGGGGAGTTAGTGAGTTGGAATAGACTTACTGAAGAAATTGACTTTGACCCCGAAAAGCGTGTTAGCGATGTGGTTATCGGATATTGTGGACACTTCGAATTATTAAACGGATTCAAGAAAACAGTCTACTGGACAAAACAAGAAGTGGAATATCACCGCATGAAACACAACAAAGCTAGAGATAAGAAAACTCTAAGCGGTGTGTGGGCAAGTGATTACGATTCCATGGCATGTAAAACAGTATTAAGAAACCTACTAAGCAAGTGGGGCATTCTTTCAATCGAAATGCAAACTGCAGAAATCCGTGACGAACGAACAATGGATTTAGACACAGAAACAAACGAAATTAAAATTGCCGAACCTGTGTTTGAACAATCTGAAGGTACACCACAAAACTTCGATGCTGAAACTGGAGAAATCTTAGAAGGAGAAATCAGCTAGAAAGGTGGTACAGAATGCAAAGTTATTTCTCACACGATAGCAACGCAAGAAGTTCGGATAAACTGATAAAAGTTCGAATGAAGATGGGTGCTGAAGGTTACGGAATCTTCTTCATGTTGATTGAACGATTAAGAGAAGAAGAAGGGTATAAAAGTACAACTGATTACGAAATTTTAGATTTTGATTTAAAAGTAGGTCATGAAAAAATAAAACAAGTTGTCGAGAATTACGACTTATTCAAATTTACGGAAGACGGTAAATATTTCTATTCCGATAGCTTTAATGACCGAATGGAAATGATGGATGTACGTGCGCAACAACGAATATCCAAAGCAAAAAAGGCAGCAAAAGCGCGTTGGAATAAGCAATCTGAAGATACGGAAGATGCAAGCAATGCTAAACCTATGCTCAAGCATTGCTCAAGCAATGCTCAAGCAATGCTAAACCATGCCAATAAAATAAAACTAAATAAAATAAAACTAAATAAAATAAAACTAAATAAAATTAAATTGAATAAAACAACAACAAACAAAAGAGCAGTGTTCGGTATTTCATCTAATTTAAAACAAGTGGCGGAATATTATAAAGCACTTTTTGGAGAGTGTGATAAGACTATCGAAAAAGATATTTATATAGCGTTGGGGTTGTTTGGAAGAAATAAGGTTATTGATTCATTCAGAGCATCGGTTAAAGCGGAGAATCCTTATAGGTATATGAAGGGTATATGGAAGAATTGGAAGGATGAGATGAAGGATAGCGATGGACAAGGAAAGAATGAAGGTGGCGGGGCGCAGGCTGTGCCGATGGTGAACTGGGCGAAATAAGGAGGGTAAATGTTTAGGAGATTTTCGAAGTACAACGCAAAGAAAGTAGAAGTGGACGGAATCAAGTTTGATAGCAAGGTAGAAGCGGAGTATTACCTACACTTGAAGGAGCAAGTGGACAAAGGAGAAATACAAGGCTTTGAACGACAAGTCAAAATGACATTACAAGAAGCATTCTACTTAGAAGGGGTGAAGGGTAAAATCCGTGCCATTACCTATGTGGTAGATTTCAAAATCACAGAAAAGGATGGCAGCATCACTTACATCGATGTAAAGGGTATTGAAACGGATGTATTCAAAATGAAACGCAAAATGTTTATGAATCGCTACCGCACACCTCTAATAACTGTGAAGAAACGAAAAGGTGGTTGGGTATATGGGTAAAAGCATGACAGAGATTGAACGTGTGGTATTGTCACTAATTCCTATCAGCGATGAACGCAGAATTAATATCAAGGACATCGTAGAGCAGACAAATCTATCCACACGACAAGTCAAAAGAGTTATAGATCAGTTAATCAATAAATACGGAATTGTGATTGTAGGTGTACGTAACGGGCGAACAGGCTATTTTATTCCAGTGACGGATGAAGCAAGACAAGAAGGAGTTCTACCGTTGAAGGCGCAAGCAATTAAAGAGTTCAAACGAGTGAACAAGATTCAAAACGGAAACCTAGACGAATGGAAGAAGTATTTAATCGATTAACAAAACAAAGCTAAAACGAAAAGGAAACAAAATAATGATTAAAGGACAAATAGAAAGGGGAATACAAGGACAATGATTAACAACGTAGTATTAGTAGGACGATTAACTAAAGCGGTTGAATTACGCTACACAGGGAATGGAGTTGCTTATGCGAATTTCACAGTAGCAGTTGACCGCACATTTAAGAGTGAGAATGGGGAAAGGGAAGCGGATTTTATTAATTGCGTAATGTGGAGAAAGGCAGCAGAAAACTTTGCCAACTTCACACGCAAGGGTTCATTAGTTGGAATCGAAGGTAGAATCCAAACACGTAACTATGAAAATCAACAAGGACAAAAGGTATACATTACGGAAGTACTGGCAGATAACTTCTCATTACTAGAATCACGTAATGTAACTGAACAAAGACCTAATAACGAAAATCAATTCCAAACTGGATTCAACACAATGAATAACCAAAACAACGTAGCAGGAACATTCGGTAATAACAATGCAGGTAGCTTTGGTGGATTCAATACGGGAGCAAGTGGAACATTCGGTAATTTTGGAAACAACACAGGATTCGGTAACAATCAATCGTTAAATATTTCTGATGATGACTTACCGTTTTAACAACTAATCATATTTTGCTCAAAAACACCCCTAGAAACGATTTTAACTATCGGACATATAAATAGCTATCTACAAACTAAAAATCGCATACAGGGCTTATATGAGCAAAATACAAGCATTATGGGAGAGGTGCAAAAGTGAAAGTAAAGGTAAAGGAAACAAACGGTAAGAAATTAGCGTTGGTAGAAAATAAATGGTGTGAGGTATTCAAAGAAAGTCCACTCAACTATTTTGTGATTTATAAAGGTGAAAGACGATTGCTCAATAAGAAAACGGGAGAATTAGTGAGTAATCAACAAGAAGGCGCACATAAAAGAATGTGGTTAACACCTAAATGTAAAGTCGTGCATAGAACGGGGTGTTGAATGCTAAAAGTAATCGCAATCGCACTATTTATTGTGTTCTATTTTTTAAGTGAACTAGGGAGGGATTGAATGTTTTTAGATCCGATGGAAACACAAAAACGCTATCGACATATTGGAATGCTGGTGGCGGAAAGACACGAAAAAAGAACAGGTAGAAGTTTGTTAGAAGATAAAGAATTAGAAACTTTCACTAACTACTTTACGGAAGATATATGCGAAAGAAATGTAGGGTTAAAGAAAACCGTAAGTGGTGTGTGTGAAGATTTCAGAATGAATATCGAAATTTCTTCTAAAGAAAAGTTGATTGAAGAAATCGACCATAAATTTATCAAAGAGTTTGCAGACCAGTTAGTAACAAATCTTTTATACGGATATCCAGTAAGATTTAATTACCATCGATTAATGGAGGGATTTAATGACATTAGTAAAATTAACAGGAATAAGCGGTAAACCACTGCTTTTAAAATATGAATTGATTGAATCGGTAATATCAAACATCCGTGAGGTTCGCTATTACGGAACGTCTGAAATAAAAGAAGTTGGAAGAAAAATCAAACTAACCAACGGTAATGAATACAATGTAAAAGAAACGGTAGAAGAAGTTGAAAAAATATTGGAGGAATTAAATGACATTTAAAGAACTAAAACCACTCATCGAACAATGGTTTATTGATCGTGACTTACACACAAAGGAAAGTGGTAGACAATTAATCAAACTAGAAGAAGAAATGTTGGAGTTAAAGCAAGCATACACGCATAAGAATCGTGCGGAAGTTATCGATGCAATCGGGGATATTACTGTGGTATTGATTGGATTCTGCTTGCAACAAGGCTTAGATTATGAAGCATGTATTGAAGCAGCATATCACGAAATTAAAAACAGAAAAGGAAAAGTCGTGAACGGTATTTTTGTGAAGGAGGTTTAGATGGACAAATTCGTATATGAATCCAAATGCTATTTCAAAATCATTCCTTTTGACGATGCACTGTGGAAGTTAGTGTTTAAGAATCTACGGGAAAAATTAGGAATCGAACAAATTAATCTTTTACCAACTGCTACTACTCGTGCGAATTTTGATACCTATTACGATGTGTATGTAGATTGGGCTTTGATCGATGAGCACGGAATAGAAAAAGTTACGGAAATGGTAAAAGAAAAACTTGACGAAAAAATGCGCAAAGAATTTGAACGTATGTTTAAATACTCAATTTGTGAAAAGGAGGACACAAAATGACAAAACTAGACACACTAAAACAACAAACAGCAGATTTAGAAGCAAAGCTAGAAGAAACAACAGAAAAGTTAAAAAGTATGAAAGCAGAAATCGACAGATTGGAAAACGGGTGGAAAATGAAATGCCCGTATAAAGAAGGAGATGAATACTATTTTGTTAGTGCCAACGGTTTAGCAAAGTATGATTCATGGGATAATTATGATTTCGAGAAAAGAGCGTTTGCACAAGGCAACATCTTCAAAACTCAACAAGAAGCCGAACTAGAATCAAAACGCAGAAATCTACTAACACGATTCAGAGCGTTTCGTGATGAGTGTAATAACGGGTGGAAACCTGATTGGAGCAATCACGATAAAAAATGGGAAATTAGTTACGACGCAGACGAAGAAAAGTTTAAAGCATTTTGGTGTTTTGTGATAAATTCATTTTCGACTTTTAGCTATTTCAAAAATGAAAAAGACGCCCAACGTGCAATCGACCTATTCGGTGACGAAATCAAAGAATTGTTTGTGGAAGGTGATGCTTAAATGAAAACAATTAACGAAATACAAGACGATGAATTAGTGTTTGACGAACGAAACGATTCTCAAATATACACATGCGATTTAAAACGTGAATGGAACTCGTTAAATGAGGATGAGAGAAGTAGTTGGAAAACTCTAAAAGAAAGAACAATCAAATTATCTGCTGAATATGTACTGGATTGGATATATGAATATATGGAACAAGACGGATATGAAGACATGTTTGTTCATTTGTGGGATGACACGTCTGAAAAATTTAAACAAAGGGTGCAAGCGCTACTTGATGAAATTTCTAATTTTCCAAGTGCGAAAGTTTATGACATTGATGAAGGTATCAATCCTTTTGTGGATTTAGAGGAGGAAACAAATGTCTAGCACAAATCAAAATGACCCACTGACAAAAACACGTTATGAAGCAGTATCACACCCCGAACACTATCAAGGGGTGTGTGGACTGGAAGCAATCGAGGTCATGCGGAACTTTCTACCGAAATATTACAGTTCGTATGTAAGTTACTTAATTGGAAACGTGATTAAATACGTGTTACGTGCGCCTAGCAAGGGAAAAGAAACGGAAGACCTCATGAAAGCACAAACGTATTTAGATCTAGCGATTAAAGAGTTGAAGTGGGAGGAAGAAGAAAGACTAAGAAAAGAGCAGGAAGCAAAAGAAAAGGAAGAAGGTAAATAATGGAACTACTAACCGTAACCTATTGCCCGTATTGTAAGAGTTGGATTGATGTAGAAAGTATGCTCACAACGGAAAAATTGAAAGAAATGCAATTCTATCTTACCTGTCCAGAGTGTAATAAAACATTCTCGACTTTTGCGAAAACAGTAATAAAAGTAAACGTAAGCAGTATTGAAGATAGAATCGAACAAGAAAAAGATAGTTTATTATTTTGGGAGAAAGCGAATATGCGTGATAAAGCGTTTAAAAACGAAAGGATTGATGAACGAAAAAAACGTATTCAAGAACTAGAATCGATTAAGGAAAGAAATGATAAGGTGGAGGAATAAATGAACGTATCTGTAAAAACCGAAAATGAAAAACGGTATTATTTCAACGCAAAACGTCTATCTGTTCAAGATGGTAATAAAATCATTTTCACAGGCAAACACTGGAATAACGCAGTTGAAATTCCTTTGAATGGCGATCACGTAGAAATTGAAATCAAGATTAAAGATAAGAAGGTTGAAGACTAAATGAAAATTTTAACGAGTATTATTTGTAGCTTGATAGTGGTTATCCCACTTGAAATCATATACGAAAAAAACGAATCTCTAGGACTTCTAATTGCGTTATTAGGAGGTATCTTAATAGTGGTTCTATGCATCTTAGAGTTGCTTGGGGTTATAGCGTTTTAAAGGAGGATAAACAATGTTCATACTAGATTTTATAATCAAACATCCACTTCGCACTGACATGATATTAATCAGTATTTGTCTAATCTTTTTGCTTTGGTGTGTGCTGGATTTATACAAATTAAAGTGTGAAGGTACACCTTATGAACAAGCGTTAAAACAAATAGAACGGGAAAGAAAAGAAAATATCAAAAGGCAGATTGAACGGAATTTAGCAGCTAGAAAAAGAAAGGATGCAATATTCGAATTACTTGATAATTTCGGTTATAGAAATATTACAGTTGATTATACAAGCGATAGATTTTACGTGATCATAAAAATAAATAAAGATGTGTTGATTGAAAGGGAGGTTAAATAATGAATCCAGAAATTAAAGAAGAATTACAGCATCTTATGCATTGCTTTCCAGAGAGTTTCATCAACTGTAACAATGAGTTGGTTTTTCATCCGAGAATCAACTATTCATTCATCCTTGATGATTGCCACAATCCTAGAGATGTGAAAGCGAAAGCCCTAATGTGGTTTAGTCGTCCTTGTTGTAAAACAGTTGTTTATAAACGTGAAAAACGAAATGATATATTTCATAAAAAAATGACAGCAAGATTATCTGAATATTTAGGCGTGGGATTAATGGTTGAACAAGTGAGGGTGATTTATCAACATCTTGGGAATGGAATCAAAAAAGATTTAACATACAAATTTATTGATAGCGGATATGATTTTAAAGTGTTGGAGGTTAAGTAGTGGACACATTAGAAGAACTTAAAAAGCAAAGAGCGGAACTGAATAAGAAAATTGAAGAGTTGGAATATGCAGAATACCCATTTGAAGAAGGCGATGAATATTGGTATATCGATTCACACGGAACTGTACAGTCTGACGTGTGGGTAAACGCCGAAGTGGATATTATGGATTTTAATGTTGGTAACGTATTCCGAACAAAAAAAGAAGCCGAACTTAATTATAAACGCAGAAACTTACTACACCGTTTCAAAATGTTCAGGGATAAATGTAATGGTGGGTGGAAGCCTAATTTCACTATTCGTGACAATAAATACTTTATAGAAAAAAGGAGTGGCAAAATAGACGTTAATTATATTTGTACGGTTAACGCATTCATACTTTTCGGCTATTTCAAAAATGAAGAAGATGCCTATAAAGCCATCGGACTCTTTGGCGATGAAATCAAACGTTTATATGTGGAGGTGTGAATAAATGGGTTTTATTTTATTATGGACATTTGCATTCTGTGCTTCGGGATTGTTAGCAATCTTAAAACTGTTCGGATTGCAGTATAGTTGGGTGATTGCATTTTCACCAATCTTAGGAGTGACTGGATTGTATTTTTTCATTGTACTAATTGCTATTTTGTGGGGTGTAGTTAAAGGTTTTGAAGATTAGAAAGAAGGGTTAGATGCAGTTTTTAGATCTGTTTGCAGGTATCGGTGGATTCCGTCTAGGAATGGAAGCTGCAGGACACCAGTGCATTGGATTTTGTGAAATTGATAAGTTCGCAAGAGCAAGTTATAAAGCGATTCATGACACAGGGGGGGAGATAGAATTACATGACATTAAAACCGTATCAGACGAGTTTATTCAATCCATCGGACACGTTGATGCTATCTGTGGAGGATTTCCGTGCCAAACTTTCTCGATTGCAGGGAATAGACGAGGATTCGAAGATACAAGAGGAACTCTTTTCTTTGAAATCGCAAGGTTCGCATCTATTCTCAAACCTAGAATATTGTTTCTTGAAAATGTCAAAGGGTTACTCAACCATGACAAAGGAAGAACATTTGAAATCATCTTGCAAACGCTGGATGAATTGGGGTACAACGTGGAATGGCAAGTGCTTAACAGCAAAGATTTTGGAGTACCACAAAACAGAGAACGAGTGTTCATTATCGGACATCTTAGAGGAGAAAGTGGACGAAAAGTATTTCCTATCGATGGACAAATTAAAAACGTTAATTGTGTACGACAAATAGGCAATCTGATACAAACATCGAGTTATGGTGGGAATCCACATAGAGGTAGGGTTTATTCACTGAAAGGAATCTCACCTAGTCTTAACTGTATGGGTGGTGGAGGTAGAGAGCCTAAAATCCGTATCAAAGAAGCAACCAAAAAAGGTTATACAGAAGCAACAATCGGAGATAGCGTAAATATCTCACACCCGAACTCAAAAACAAGAAGGGGTAGAGTTGGAAAACAAATTGCGAATACTCTACTAACTGGAGAAGAACAATGTGTGGTTATGAATGATTTCAGAATCCGTAAACTAACACCAAAAGAATGCTGGAGATTGCAAGGTTTTCCCGATTGGGCATTTGAGAGAGCAGAAAAAGTGAATAGTAATAGTCAGCTATATAAACAAGCAGGTAATAGTGTAACGGTAAACGTGATTGAAGCAATCGCAAGGAGGTTAGTATGAAACTCACTATCAATCCTAAAAACACAGACCACACGTATGCATATAACCCTGAAGAAATCATCATTTATCCACGGGAGTGCATCGTGATAAAAGAAAAAGACAAACCTGCGATTCTACTTAAAGAAGAATGCATCGAAAAAATCGAAATAAAGGAGGGATAAATTGGAAGAAGAACAAAATCGTATTTTAGATTTAAAAGAAGAAGGGTACTCATGGACACAGATTGCAAATCGATTGGGTTATCCTAGTGTGGATTCAGTACGAGGGAGAGTACGTAAGACACAGCGATATAAGGAATTGATGGCAGCACAGAAAAACCCAACAACACAAAATAACAACGCACAGGAAGACTTCCAAAAGAAAGACTTTCACGATGACGGTTCAATCGGTTCACAAATTCGAGTAAGGCAGAAAATTAAGAAAGTATTCACGAATGAAGAATTGATTGAATTACACGGATTCGACCCTAAAGAAGTCACGTTGAAATCCGCTACATCGAACGAGTGGACAACACCTACAAATGGTGAAACGTATTACAATTACCAGTCTAAAATCGTAGTAGTGCCTAAGAAACAAGCAGCAATCACACTAGAAGAAATGAAACAATTTTTTGAAGACATCGAGCCACGCAGAATTGAGTTATCGTGTGAAGATTTACCAAAAGATTATTTACTCATTCCACTAGCGGATATGCATTTCGGGTTAAATACGGACAAAGACTATGAAGAATTAAGACGGGAGATTGCAGATAAGATTATCAACCAGTATGAAGAAATCTTATTCACCTTACATGGAGATTACTTCCATGTGGATAATTTTCTTAACACAACTGAAAAGGGTACACGTATTGACGATGTGGACTTTCGGGAGGGTGTTCAGGCAGGTTATCGGTTCTTATTACCATTATTAGAACTAGCGCTTGAAAACAGTCCAAATGTAAAAGTCGTGTACTTAAAGGGTAATCATGCACCATCTATTGATTACATGTTCATTAACGGGTTAGAACGCTTATATCCACAGATTGAATTTGATACATCCCTAGACGAATTTAAGCATGCGTGGTTAGGAAACCATTCCATTTTCATGCACCACGGGGATAAAGTGAAGAACGCAAACAAGTTAGTTGAAATCATGGTATCGCATTTCGGAAAGGAATGGGGAGAGAGTAAATCACGGTATCTCATTACTGGACACTTTCATCATGAGAAATCACTATCGTTTGCAGGGTTGACATGGTATCAATTACAAAGCCCAAGCAAGCATTCTAGCTATGATAAAGCATACGGGTACGATACAAGCGAATCGGGGCAAATGCTATTCGAGTTCAACGAAACAAAAAGGAGTGCGGTTTATTATGTATAAAATCATTCCTATCGAACTGAAAGACCTCGATAAATACGGAATCAAATTTGAGCGGATGCAGATACTCAAAAACATCTATGCAGGTAACAAGAAGAGTGAATACGATTATTACGTATTCGTGGATAAAAAAGCTATGAAAGATAAAACCATGATTGAGATTGAACGTGAGATTGACAATAAACTGTTTATGAAAAAGATTCAAGGGAGGGATTGAATGCTCACTCTATACTCAAAACCAAATTGTATGCAATGCAAGTTTACAAAAGAATATTTATTAGATCATAACATCGAATTTAGAAATGTTGATGTCAGTGTGGATTTAGAATCATTGGCATACATTAGAGATGAATTAGGGTATATGTCATTACCCGTGATTGAAACTGACACAGGGGATTCGTGGTTCGGATTCCGACCTGATTTACTGGAGGGGCTAGATGGAGAATAACTATCATTTAAAGCAGATACGATTAATTGATAAAGAAATTAATCAAATGCTAAATGAATTAGAACGCATTCGGTGTTCATTAATGCGCAGTCCACAATTAAAGCAAGTGAGTGTGCAGGAATCAAAAGTTGGATTGAAAGACGATGTGTATATCAAAATGATTGAATACAACGATAAGATTAATCAGAAAGTGGATGAATTAATTGACACGAAAAAGAAAGTATTCGATATTATTGAACAAATCAAAGACCATGAACAACGATTGATTTTAAAAATGCGCTATGTGGACTGTGAGAAATGGGAAGACATCGAACAGGAATTGCATGTATCGAAAAACACGATGCATAGAATCCACAGAAAAGCATTAAAAGAATTTAATTCATTATGGTACTAATTGCGCTAGAATGTGACTATATATGTGTGATAATGTTATGGTGCAAGAATAAAGATTAATCAGGTGCCTCTGATGCTTGATTGCGTTGGGGGCATTGTATACATAATAATCGGCTTAGCGAAATAATCCTTGGTGACAGGGGAAAGTTACTCTTTTTATATGTCAAGAGTAGCGGCGATTAAATGCCAATCTAAGCAACGTGGGTATTAATGGAATAAGAAATTGTTTCAGCTTCGAAAACTATTATTTTTAGGCAGAGTCAATCGATGAGCCAGTGCAGTCATGCATTAATAAGTGGTTGAAGGAGTGATACGACACAAGGTAATAGCGTGAGGGTAGCTCTAAGCGCAACTACCATGAATGGATTTCTTGAGGTGGATAACCTTATAAGTCTATTTGAGTGAAGAACGATGCTAACGTTCATGCATAACAAGCAGGCGCTAGGGATTTTGTTATTCAAAAGATAACGAACTCTAAGGCAATGCGTGTCTGTGACAATATAATTTACATGGATAATGACGAGCCAGTCAATTGGAAACTTATTAGCAAAATAAGTGAATTTGAGAAGCAAAAGTCATTGCCCGTTATAAACGATAGTGCCTTTTTGTAGGATTGACCTACACACGAAACCTTCGCAAGAGGAATCGTGAAGTCGAAAAGTAAAGCAGTTTAGACCGTAGCTAGGTTTTTATTAATTGAAAGACGGCTTAGTAGTTTATAACGATACGAGTAGTTAGCGATACTAACTAGGCATGAGTGTTACGCATAGGGATATGTGTGGAAACGAAACTAAAACATAAGGTTTCAAAAGACACTCAAACGTTACCTGTATTCTCAAGGTGTTAAGTGCTGTACCCGTGGAAGGGCATTTATGTTAAGGTTCGATTCCTTATGCAGCAGTTTTGATTGCGGTATATATCTAAGGAGTATACCTATAAAGAGCCACGACGGCGTTCATATCTGATAAAAAGGGTATGATAAAGTCGCACTTGAAATGGGCAATGCCTAGAGTGTTGCTACTTACCTCTTATGCTTAATTGCATAGGAGGTATTTTACTATACATAAAAATAATTCTGAAAGGAGCAAACATGAAATACAAAACAACGATTGAATTAGAAGCAGTACAGTTTACAGGTAATCTAACAGAAATGCCCGATTGGTTTTTGAATCGATGTAGTATTGGTAAATCGAATGGAGAGTGGTGCGTATATGACAGTTTATTCAAAGAAGAAGTTAATATTCGTATTGGTAACTTCATTTTGGATAATGCCTTTGATGTGGTTGAAATACTGGATGCAGAAACATTCAACAAGTACTATACCGCCATAACTGCTGAAGGTGGGGAACATGCCTAAGCGACCGTGCGCATGTCCGACCTGTACCGCATTAGTGGATATTAAAGATAGGTATTGTGCAATTCATAAACCGTCACAGGTAGACACACGACCGTCTGCATATCAACGTGGATATGACCATAAATGGCAAAGAGCAAGCAAACGTTTCTTATCCGAACATCCTTTTTGTGAGGAATGCTTGAAGCAAGGGAAAATTACCCTAGCAACTGATGTAGACCATAAAGAACCACATAAAGGAAACAAGGTTTTATTTTGGGATATGAAAAACTGGCAATCACTTTGTCATTCATGCCACAGCAGAAAGACTGCTAAAGAAGATAACGGTGGATGGTATTAGTTTATTTTGCAAAATAAAGTACCTTAGAGCAATTTTAGGTTTTCAAGGTATAATTAACCGTCTTTAGTTTTAAGATCGCTTATACGTTTAATATGAGCGTTTGATACCCTATATACGAATTTACATTTCATTCCCCAGTATTCGAAATTTGGTTTTTGATACCCTATTTCGAATTTTGGTTTTTTATATAGCGATTTCGAATTTTCGTTTTTCTATGATTGTGATTGTGTGGAATTGAAACAAAGACCGCACACAATGTATATACAACATTTTTAACATCGGAATCGCCTAATTGTTTATGCTTAATAGGAGAGAAGAAAAGGAGGGTAGGGTTATTTAAAATTTTATATAACCAATAAATAAACGACAACAAGCGAAACAGTCACGCTTTTAAAACTTAACTAATGATAGTTTATATAATTAAACAAACGTATGACTATATAACGATTTATATAACCGCTATATATCACAGTGCTAATTCCATTTATATAAATATCAATAAACTACGATACTATTTGGATAGAGTAGGAATCATTCATGAATCGTGATAGACATTTATTAAACATTATTATTGACGATTGGTTTGAATCCGTTTCATCGATGATTGCTATTGCAGGTTCGAATCCTGCTATCGTATTATTCCTAAACAGACTTTTGTCCTTTCAAAAATTCATTTCTTTTTAAACCCTTTCTTAATTATCCTCAAGTCTGTTTAGGTTATTTTGGATAAAATAAAAAAGCTGCATCTCGAATTTAAAATTCGAAAAGCAACTTCACTTCCAAAAAAAGTGGTGGGCGTATATATCCAGCCCCCGTTTTTTTAAACTGTTTATAAGGCGAGAAAATCACGAAAAAGTCAACCCGTCACTATTATCGCATAATCGGATAATGTCCGAGTGCTTTCTTTTCAAATGAAAACAGTTTTCATGGCTTACGCCTTAGATTTTCAAAGGTCAAGTGTAAATTTACGTGTTTATGATCTTGAATATATTGAATATTCGCCCTTACCGTATCACTGTTTTTTTGTTTTGTCAAGATGCTTAAAATTAGGATAATTTCTTGTATTGCTGCTAAACTTTAAAACTTATTTTTACGCTTTTAAATTTAAGCTTGTACGCTCGAAAAATTAAAGAAGAATAGTAAAACAAGCCTATTCTTTTAAAATCGCTGTAAGGGGCTTAAAAACGCAAAATAGAAGGGGTTACAAGAAAGTAAATATTTTAAAATTTAATAATTGAATGTATATTCTTAAAGATTCAATTTGATACATACGCAAACAAAAACAGCGTATAAGAATACGCTTATATAGTCAGATATCGAAATACACCAAAATTAATAGAATCGCTTAAATGTGCCTTAAAACGCAAAATAGAAGGGGTGCTATTTAAACGGGTTTATTATTGTGCTGCTAAAAAAGACAATAAAAAAAGAGTGGTTTTATAACCACTCTCTATGATCCATATTATATTTTAATGTTTCGGGCGTATGGTTTAACTTGTTCATGAACTCGTAAACTTTTGGCGGTAGTAGGCTAAAATTATAATCATGTTCAAAGTAATCATAAAAGCAGCCTTTTAAATTGTTATAGTATTTTTTAATAAAATTATTAAATTGTCTATGTGTCATGGTTTACACCTCTTTAAAACCTTGATAATATGCGTTGCCTTGATTGGCTAGGATGATACTTTTAATTTGTTCATCAGTTAATTGTTTCAAAAGTGAATCAAAATCAAATTCACGAATAGCATCGCAATTTTCTTTTTTATTCAACTCTTCTAATTCTTTAGAATAGTTTAGCAGCTCATGAAATGTATCACCTTCAAGATCTAAATAATCATGAACTAAACCACGTTCAATAAGTTTGAATAAAAGTTCAAAATATGTTTCTGCTTCTTCATTCCATTTAACGAATCGGCTTGTATCTGTTCCTATCCATTTAATCATTTTTAGTCATCCTTTCTAAAATTCAATTTTAAAATCAAGATAAAAATCTTCTGCGGTGTCTAAGTCTTCTAATCTATTTAAAAGTTTAACCATTCTATATAAAGAAATTTCATTGTTGCTGTTTACTAAATATGTTCCACAATTTGAGCTACTTTCATAATCTGTAATAATTACATCGTATTCAGTAAGATTTTCAACACCATCATAAAAATCTGTATATTCTTGTTGGTTGCACCAACCTTCAAATACTTGTTTCCCGTCTTTTGTTATTTTTACATGTATTTTCATTTTTTCATTTTCCTTTCTTTCTTGAAAGGCTCATACATATCTGTTAATATTAAACAGAAAGGTACAGTCCTTTCGTTTTAGCTTTGTCAACCGCTTCAAGTTTCTCAGGCTCTGCGGTTGGCTTTTTTGTTGTTCCGTACTATTTAATTTTAATATTCTTTCATCAGCATTTTCCTTTCTAGTTTAGTGATCTCTCATCCACATCTATATAGTAGCATATTTATAT